TAAGCCATAACTGGTAATCATCTGATAATAATTCGTACTCGCCAGTATATTTGGCAAGGAATCTATCAATGGCTGGCTTAGGTGTGAGTTCAGGTTGTAAGTCCTTGCCCCATAGGTAATCATCAAAAGCCATAATGCCACCAGACTTCAATAGTTTCCAGGCGTTGTCTGCATCCTTGGCTACCTGATGGGATGTATGGTCGCCATCTATGTAGATGAAATCAAACTTGATTTCATTCTTGCCAGCAAAGTATTCATCGCTAGTCATACGTAATCGTACTGTTGATTTCAGCGTAGCAATACGTTCTTCGTAGAACTCAAAGACCTTATCAAAGTTTAATGGCTCGTGTTCTACCTCATCAGACCCAGCCCAGGTATCAACGTCATAGAGCCACGAGGTTCTATCAGTCAGAATATTCTCACATAGCCACATACTGGCATCGCCAGTGAAGACACCTATCTGCAGGAACTTAAGGTTAGGCTGTCCTGCTAGGTGGAGTAAGTGATTCTCAAAGTTGTACTGCTGCCCAACAAACCAGTTTGGGTATTCAGGTGTGTCGCTCAATTTGCATCCTCCGTCTAGTGTGCTATTATTGTAGCACCCGAAAGGGTGGGGGCGAAACCTCAATGACGGTTTAACCGCAGGGAGTCGCAACCTTACCAACATTATTTTTAAATAGTGGGGGTAAGGGGGCATTTCCTAAATCAAGTTTCCCGCAGGGGGACTTGATATATAATTAAATATAGATAATAGATTTATATAGTTCTCCTGTGTTAGAGTACTCTCCTGTCCTCCGCAGGAGGACTATATAAAATAACTTAGACAGGGGAAAAGTATGTTCAACAAGAAACTAGAAGATGCAGTAGAAGTACTTTACGATTCAATCTATCTGCTATCAGAAGAAGTTAAAACAATTCGTGAAGAAGTAGATTACTTGCTAGAAGTTTTAGATAATGATTAAACTGGATGAGTATGAACTTCCAGAACATATATCTTATTCAGCATTCACAACTTACTTAACGTGTGGGTATCAGTACTACTTAGGTAGATTACTCAAGGTACCTGAAGAGCCAAGCATCTGGTCCGCTGGCGGACGAGCATTTCACTACGCAGTAGAGTTGTATGACTATGACAACTAATCCTTTATGGGCTAAGGCTTGGGCAAAAGAAACCGAAGGACTCAATCTTGATACAGCACGCCGTGCTGGTAAAGCAACAAAAGAAAATCCCAACAAAGAAGACGGCATATGGTGGGATACCAATGGTTCCAAGTGGGTAGATAACTACATCTCTTGGCGCAAGAATAATCCTGATTGGAAAATCTGGACAACACCACAAGGGGCTAAGGCTATTGAATTAGAACTTAACCCTGTAATTGCTGGCGTTACCGTGAAGATGTTTATTGACAGAATTTTTGAGGTTAATGGACAACTTGTGATTGTTGACCTTAAGACTTCACGAGCACGACCAACATCTGACCTTCAACTTGGCTTCTACAAAGTAGGCGTTGAGATGATGCTCGGAGTGAAAGTCAATCTAGGTAACTATTGGATGTCTCGTGAATCAGGGACAGGGGAAATGATTGACCTAAGTAGATATACAACCGACACGCTTGAGTACTTTGTTGATGGCTTTGACAAAGCACGAAAGGCTGGTATATTTCTACCGAACCTACAATCGTGCAATTTCTGTGGACTCACAGCACATTGCCAATTCACAAAAGGAAAATAAAATGGCTATAGAAGATTGGAAGTTACAGGTATCTATCAAGACTCCTGTTGGCGACTTAATTAATATCCGCGCTAATACATCAGATGAGTTATCAGTATTGCTAGAAGGCATCGCTGATTTCTCTACACAAATTGCAGCCACGCAGAAGATGATTGCTGGTGCATATCACGCAGCCCCTTTGGGGACCACCGCTTCAACAGTAGAATCGCAGCCCGCTCCTACTTACTCAACCGCCCAGACTCAGCCTCCGTCCGCTGGGGCGGCAGGGATGTCAACTCCAACTTGTCATCACGGAGCACGAATCTTCCGTTCGGGGACAAGCAAGACAACAGGGAAACCTTACGCGTTCTGGGCTTGCCCAACACCGCAGGGGACACCCGACCAATGCAAGCCAGTGAACTAATACAACAGACGCTGATGTAAGAATTGGTGGAGAGGTAGTTATTCAGGGGAAGGTGGCTACCTCTCTTCCAACTTAAGACAGGAGTGGAAATGAAAACACTAGAAGACTCAATAGAATTACTTAATCAAAAAGTTTATGAACTTCTACAAGAAGACGCTGTTGGTAACATAAAAGAAATTAAAGAACTCAGTCGTGTTATCCAGCGCATTAAGCGTGCACGATGAGAACACTTGTACGCAGTGTAGGTAGAGCAGACATCGGTGGAGAACCGTTGCCCTCTGTCTTTCGTGCATTTGAAAGCAATAAAATAATCTTTCGCAGAGCAGAAGTATCTATGCTTGCTGGTACTCCAGGTGTCGGAAAGTCCACTTTAGCACTGGCTTTAGCCCTTAATATGAAAGTGCCAAGTCTTTATATTTCTGCAGATACCAACGCACATACAATGGCTATGCGTCTTGCGTCAATGATTAGTGGTAAGAATCAAACTGATGTTGAGAAGTTAATGGATACAGATACTGGTTGGACTAAAGCAATACTTGCTAAAGGTAATCACGTTGTCTGGTCATTTGAATCTTCACCTACATTACAAGATATAGATGAAGAGGTTCAAGCCTTTGAAGAACTATGGGGTTGTCCACCTGTAGCAATCTTTGTTGATAACTTAATGGACATAGCCACTGATGGTGGAGAAGAGTTCGCATCTATGCGTGCCATTATGAAGGAGTTGAAGTATCTTGCTCGTGCTACTAACGCTGGAATCATTGTTCTGCATCATACTTCTGAGGCAGTCCCTGGAAATCCTTGCCAACCTCGTTCTGCCCTCCAAGGTAAGGTGGCTCAACTTCCTGCTCTCATTTGCACTCTTGGTGTCGTTGGCACTTCAATGGCTGTGGCTCCTGTAAAGAATAGATACGGGCGTGCCGATGCCAACGCTAACTTAACTTGTTGGCTATCATTTAACCCTGAGTTTATGTTTATGTCCGATATACCAGAGAACGGTGGATGATGTTAAGAGAAGAAGAAGATGATATGACGCAAGAAATGCGTCAGTTAATTATGCTTGAAGCAAAGATGGAAGTTGATAAGTATATCGCTAAGATTGAAGCAGCACGTATACCAGTGACAGATGACTGGACTGATGGTGTTAACAATGGTCTTGAGTGGGCTGTTCGTATCTTGCGTAAGGATAAGAGTGCATCCTAGGTGCCATCACAAAGCAGGAAACATAGAGGGTACCGAAGTCAGAAAGTCTTGGCTCTTTACTTAGCAGAGAATGGATTTCCGTTTGCTGAATCTACAGGCGCAGGGCGCAGTGGTTCCGATGTTACTGGTACAGTTGGTATTGATTGGGAAGTAAAAGCAAGAACAGGTTTTAATCCTGCTGCTGCTATCGCGCAATTAAAAGATAGAAAGAAAGATGACCTCGGCATTGTTGTCTTAAGACTTAATGGACAAGGTGAGAAGTCAGTAGGAGATTGGGTTTCATTAATGAGAACAGAAGACTTGGTATGGTTACTAAGGGAAGCAGGATATGGTGATAAACATTGACAACGACTTACCAAGTATCAGAGAAGTTCTTCTCCACTACGGAGCAAACCTACGACAAGGACACGGGCAAGTTAACCTCAAGTGCCCTTTCCACAGTGACACGCACCAATCAGGAAGTGCAAATCTTGACGATAACATCTTCATCTGTTTCGCCTGTGGAGTGCAAGGTAACAGTTTACAAATTATTTCACAACGTGAAGGGGTAAACATCCGTGAAGCAAAACGCATCGCAGAAGGAATTACTGGACAAAGCGACAACCAAGTACGCGGGAAGCATCTTTCAGGCGGAAGACTACCTAAAAAGCAGGGGCATTCCTCTGGAGATAGCACGGCTGGCATCATTAGGCGTAGTCGCGGAGCCTGAAGTTGGTCACGAAGCGTTTCACGGTAGACTTTCTATTCCATACATTACCAAGACAGGTGTCGTTGACTTGCGATTCCGTTCTCTTAATCCTGCAGTTGAGCCTAAGTATATGGGTATGACTGGTGCTGAAACTAAGATGTACAATGTACTAGATGTGGAGCGTGCTGGTGATTTTATTGGAGTATGTGAAGGAGAGATTGACACACTTACTATCTCTCGTTGTGTTGGAATTCCCTGCGTTGGAGTTCCTGGTGCCAACAGTTGGAAGAAGCACTACACACGATTGCTTGCAGACTTTGAAAGAGTATTTGTCTTCGCTGACGGCGACCAACCAGGGACGGAGTTCGCCCGTAGTCTTGCCCGCGAACTTCCAGTTACTATCATTCAATTACCAGACGGACAAGATGTTAATTCAATGTACGTGCAAGAAGGTGCTTCCTACTTCCATAACAAGATGGACATAAAATAGTGGATTATGAACACGAAGATATTGTCAATCACTGCCACGATTGTGGTGAGGACTTTGATGATTCATTTCAATTGATAGACCATACCTTAGAAGATGAAGAAGAGTTTGACCCGTATCTGATACTGCCCAATGGGTATAAATTAATGCTTGGTTCACTGCTTAGGTTCTTGTTTGTCAACGCCGACAATCCTGAACAAGTCAGACATATCACCCAATCTACATATGTTACACTATTCGCATCCGAGAATGGTTATGATTTGGTGGATGAACTCATTGAAGATATGGTAGTGAAATCAGCACTGCAAAAATTTGATGAGGAACTAAACATACTATTATCGGAGAATAAAGATGACTAACAGGATGGTGCGTGAAGAAGTATGGCAGATTACAGAGCACTTGGTCAACCAAGGTTTCAAGATAACACAGATGGTAACGATGGAATCCAATCTCATACTAACGGTATCAGTCCCGCTATTAAGTTTGAGTCAGACGTCAGAAACATAATGATTGAACTTGGAGATTTACTTATCTCTAAGCATAAGGACTATGGTCCAAAGAATATTTCCCAATCCCCAGGTGGTCCACTCAATGGACTGCGTGTACGTATGCACGACAAGACAGCCCGCATCAACAACTTAGTTGATAAAGGACTAGCAGCAGAGCACGAACCACTGGAAGATTCATTTAAAGATTTAGCGAACTACGGTGTGATTGCTCTGCTTGTACTGAGAGGTAAATGGGATACGGCGTGAAAGAAGCAGAGTTGTTCTTATGGCTTAAGACAGAGATGCCTGACCTTGAACACTCCCCTAACGAGTTTGACGGCTTTGATTGTGTAACACAGCAGTATGGTATGTTTATAGAACTGAAGTCCCGCAACACTCACTATGATACTTTGCTCCTTGAAAGGAAGAAATATGATTTTCTTACAGCAACTGCTACTGCTTTGGGACTGCGTCCTTATTACATTAATTCAACTCCTGATGGCGTGTGGCGTTTCTCTTTAGATGAATTAACTGACATTGTATGGGAAGAGAAGTGGCTACCAGTTACTACTGAGTTCCTTAACAAGTCTAAGATAATGAAAGAGGTTACGTTTCTTCATATTGATACAGGGGTGAAGATAAAGTGATTGAATGGGAACGCATAGAACGTTGGCAATACATAGTTGATTCAGTATCCACCGAGTATCACACTAAGTTTAACATTGACACCGCTGACATAAGACAATCTTTATATCAGTGGTTCGTTGAGCATCCCAATAAACTAGATACGTGGGAAGCAATTGGTGAGAAAGATGCAAAGAATTTAATCTATCGTTCCCTTCGCAATCAAGCATTAGATTACTGCCAACATTGGAAGGCTAAGTCTGGTGGCTATGAAACATCTGACCTATTTTATTATGAGTCAGATATGATTGAGGCTTTGTTGCCCTCTGTCTTAAGAGGTGAAATTAATATGACTCAGAAGTTAGACCTTGCTGGTGGTGGAAGGCAGTCTGCCCCATCCGAAGGTGGAAACCTTATGGCTATGATGATAGAGATTGACGCTGGCTTTTGGAAACTACACAAGGATGATAGGAAGTTATTGTTCCTACGCTACACAGAGTCAATGGGCTTTGATGAGATAGCAAGTGAGATGAAACTTGGGTCTGAAGACACAGCGCGTATGCGCCACAAGCGTGCCATTCGTAAAATCATTAACAAGATAGGTGGATTCAAACCCTATCGTGATGAAGACTTTACCGAAGTCCAGTCCTCTACTACTGAAGAGGCTTGAGCCTCTAAGTCCATCTCACCTGGGTCTACCCATAAATCTTCAGGGTAATCTCTAATACCGTAGAGTTCTTCAATCTCTTTGCCACTTGCTATGAAATGCAGAGGACTCTCATCCTTCGTATGACACGCACTACACCCACCGTTACCACATTGACACATCTTATCCTCCGTTGACATAGAAACCGCTGCCCTTGAATTGGATACCAACCGTAGTATACATCCGACTTGACTTGTGACCACACGGACATTCAACTTCATCATCACGCTCATCAACATTACGACTTAAGACTATCTTTGACATACACTTATTACATCTGTACTCATAAGTAGGCATTACTCATCCTTCCAATCTATCTCCGTTGGTGCAGTAGCGATTGCTCCGCACTCCTTACACTCCTGTTGCAGGTCATACCACGCCACAGTTCTATCTTCTTCATCCCACATTACAGTCACAATCCACATCTTGCAACCACACACACAGGTAAAGATAGGCTTGCCCCGTAGGTCTAACATCAGTACCAGTTACGTCTTAAGTGGTGGTTCCAAGCACGGCAGGGTGTACCGTATCGGTGCTCAATATATTTGTAGGCGTGTAGCAATTGTATTGCTGGGTCAGAGGATTTCTCCTTTAACACCTGCCCAATACCAAAGGCAGTACTGCCCTGTTGGTTCTTGGCTAGGTGGTCAAAGCGACTCTCTTTCATAAACAAATTATGAATGCACTTCTGTTGTCTTAAGTCCCAACCCCATCCTGCTATGGCAAACTTGCGAGCCATAGTCTTGTTGGCTTTTTTCTGTGCCATCGTAGCCTTCGTCTGTATAGGTGGCTTATTGTGATGCTTAGTGACCTTCAACTCAACATCAACTGTCTTGTTGATAGGGAAAGAGATGGATAGAATTACCAGTATGGATACTGCTATGACTCTCATTTTCATACCTTAAGTCTACCAATAATTTTCCTTACTGCCATTCTATGACGCTCCTCAGACTGCAATCTCCTGCTCCCGACACGCCGTGTCTTCAGGGTATAGCGTTCAGAGTTCAATAATCCACCCCAAATACTACCACTACCCCCGTTGTACACGATATTCTCATCTTCCATTCCTTGTGCTAAGCACTCAGTTTTGACGGGACAATCGTGACATACTTCAATGGCTTGAATACTTCTTAAGACTTCAAGGTCTTGCTCATCCTTGAACATAGAGTTTTCATAGTGCCACATATCAGGGTCAGGGTGTCGCTGGCATAGTGCTTGGTCGTGCCAATCTCTTATTACATAGTCGCCCATTGTTATCCAATCAGTCCAGTAAAGTAAAGAATAGTTATAAGTATTAAGTAGGGAATGATGAGCGCGCCCGCGCCACCAAAGAACATACATACATAGATAAGGAATGCGTTACTTGCAAACCTCAATTCGCAACCGACTTCAGGTGACGGACCTCTAGTACTGCCTCTGCTTGCGAGTAGTGGATGTCCTCATAAGAGACTTCACTTCTACCTTCGTGTTCATATAGCCATTCATCTTGGTGTTCAGGTGTCATAGCATTCCAGATATGAGGTAACTCTGTGCCCTCTGGCAACCATACATTCATAACCCTTACGCCTTCAACCTTATAACTTATTTGAAATTGTTTATTAGTCACTATCAAAATCCCTTTCCGTTGTGTGTTCTTCATTACATTGTGGACACTTCCATTCAGTATAGATAAAGGTTACTCCGTGCTGGTATTCCTTCTTGCAATCTACTTCTCCCGTCCAACCGCAATCACACTCCACTTCATAGACATCATCAAACGAATCAGAGAATGTCGCGGGGTCACCACTCATCCACATCGGCTCACTCATCATCGTCTCCTTCTAAGTCAATAGATACTATGCGTAACGCTAGAAGTTCTAACTCATCAAGCAAAGATAACTCCGTGCTCATTAGTCTTCTCCGTTCATCTGTCTCAATGCCTTAGATAACTGCTCGGTTATTGCTTGTTCATCCTTGTTGTATTCACCCTCTCCTAGGTACCCATACTCCCAGTCTTTTGTTTCTGTATTGTAGATAGTGCCATCGGGAAACGCACTCTCTTCTGTATCTATATCTATATCCCAACCCGTGCCCTCTCGGTACACAATTACGTAGTGATGCTCTTTAGTCATTCTCTTCTCCTATCTTTTGTTTTAGTTTATTGTATTCTTCCCAACCACAATCAACGCAACCCCATTCAGGGATTGATAGTGACCATCCGCACTTACTGCATACTGCGCTCATACTTTAGACTCCCGTCCGTGTTCGCAATTGGCTATAGGATATAAGCAATCCCCGCATAGTGCAACCATAGATATATCCGTGCTCGGACAATCGTTGTACGGATTCTCTTGACCATCGTTATCCTCACAACTACACCAGTTAAACCGCTCAACTTGTGTCACGTGAGTTAGTTCTGCCAACTCACCCCAACTAATAGACTCTTGACTCATAGTCCATCAACCAAACACTCTTGCATACTTCCCCAACAATAGTGACCAACCCACCATAGATGAGCAGATACTTCATAGATAGCCCATAGTCCTAGTCCAATTGATATGCCTAGTACAAACCATCCTCTATTAGTTAGTCTCATTAGCCCACTCCTTTATCTCATTAATTAATTGCATCATATAATTGTGCCAGTAATCAAACACCTCATTACTAGTGGATTCATTACGCATCTTGCGTGCTAGAATTAATCTACTTCTCAATTGTTGCACGTCACTCATAGGTATTCGTCCCATTCAATAAAGTCCGATAGATGGTGTGATTCAACTATCGCATATGCTGGCGCACTAGTGCTACCCT